CACTCATAAGATTTTCATTGCGGGTAACCACGACAGAATTTTCGAGGATAATCCAGAGGGGATAAAACTTGTGTTAGACGCATACCCAACAATAACTTATTTACAAGATGAAGGTTGTACCATCGATGGCATTAACTTTTATGGGTCTCCTTGGACACCAGCATTTTGTGGTTGGGCATTTCAATTACATAATGATTATGAAGATACAGAAATTTGGAGAAAGATTCCAACAGATACTGATGTGTTAATCACCCACGGACCTGCCTATGGTTTTCTTGACCAATTTCTAATGCCAACTGGTAATTTAAGTGCTAGACTTGGTTCTAAGGGATTGCACAATTGGATTGATGCCAATAACCCGAAGGTACATATCTGTGGGCATATTCATACACCGCCTGAGCAAATCTTAGATGGTTACGGTGAGATTACAACACATATCAATGCTGCATGTTTAAATGAGAGTTACGAATTTAAAAACAATAAAGGATATATAGAATGGGAGCTTTAAAAGAACACTTTGAAGAATTAGAAACAAAACATAAGTTGCAGGTTGGTGAACTCGAAATGAGAATTATTGACCTTGAAACTGAACTATCAATGATTAGGGAACGATACGATTCGTTGTGTGGTAAGGTAAGAAAGAATGCCAATGATAAACGCAAGTGAGTGAAATGATGAGATTAACTTTTTAATAATTAACATGAAATATGTAAGTTTTAGTAAATTACAATAAGGGTGGAGGATTTTATGATAAGTACTAAGGATAAAATTAAAGATTGGACTAGTATGAAGTGGCATAGTACACATAATTGGAGAACCGGTACTGGTAAGTTCTTAAAACGCATTATGAATAGAAAGATTAGATATAAGAAAATTGATATAGACAAATATAAGAAGTGATTATTTACAATCCAATCAAAGTATGATATAATAATATTATGTTTAAAATATTTAAGAAGAAAAAAGAAGAATTTGAAGAACTTGACTGGGATAAAGTAACAACCCTAGAGGATGTCAGATTATTGGTAAAGCTCACCTTTCCGGTTATTAAAGTGAGTAAAAGCAGAATTGAAAAAGTAAGACATTTATTAAAGGAGAAGTAGTAATGAGTTTAGATAGAACGGGTAATGGGTACTTAGTAGACCCAACAACATGGTCACTAGATGTGATGTATGAGATGGCAAAGGAAGATGATGTTGCATTGAGTGAGTCACAGGTAATGCAGATTGAAAAGGCGCGTGAATACTTTGATGAGAATTCAAGTGTTCCACCGATTAGAACATTTGCTAAGTATGTAGGAATTGATAAAGGTAAACTATTCAAAGAATGGTTGACCGGCCCTCTCAAGCCTATTACTAAGTATGGTGGTCTTCCTCAACCGACGGGGTGTGTCTAATGATTAAAAGAATGATACCACTCGGCGACAGTATTTTAGTATTGCCCGATGCAGCGGAAACGGTGACTGAATCTGGTTTTATCTTAACCAACGCTGAAATGACTACTACTGGTACTGTACAGGCGACTGGTCCCGGTAAATTGGTGGATGGAGAGATGGTGCAACCACAACTAAAGCCAGGTGATAAAATTATGTTCGCCGGCATTAATGTAAATGAAAGCTTAAGATTAGTAACACTCAATGACGTTCGATATCTACTAATGCTTGAGTCTCAAATTTTTGGGATTATCGAAGAAGATTAAGTCTGGTTCGACTTTCAGGGAGTGGGCAGCATGTATAAATAATAGATATATACCTATATAAGGAATGTTTATGTCTTGTCACTCTAAGTGGTGTACTTGGATAACGGCAGTATCGCAACTAGCGATAGCTACAGTTATTGTATATGCAGGATTGGTTGTTGGCTCCCACATGGAATCATGGACTAAATCGTTTAAACAAGGTTCTAATGATCTACATTCTATTAGAGAGAATATGAATAGTATGACTTATTCTATGGAGTCCATCAATAGAGACATGGATATAATGAATAATAATATAATGATTATTAATAAGCAGATGAGTTATATGAATGGTTCGGTAAGTAATATGTCGAATAAGTTTAGCCCGCAGGGAATGGCGAGAAGCTTCATGCCTTTTTAATATAAATAAATTATAATATAGTAATACAATGAATGTTGTGTAGCAATTCCATTAGGAGAAATATATGGAATTGAATAGTTTAGGCTATGCACTAAATACATTGTACTTTCTTGTCTCCGCAGTCTTAGTGATGTGGATGGCGGCAGGATTTACAATGTTAGAAGCTGGATCGGTTCGTTCAAAGAACGTAACAGAGATCCTTTTAAAAAATGTTGCACTGTATAGTGTAGCATCACTAACCTTCTTGTTTGTGGGTTATGAATTAATGTACGGTGGATGGAACGCTCCAGAAGACCACGCATTAATGAGTGACTTTTTCTTTCAAGTAGTGTTTGTTGCAACAGCGATGTCAGTAGTTTCGGGCGCAGTTGCAGAACGTAAGAAACTATGGTCATTTTTAATCTTTGCTGGTATTTTTACAGCAGTGATTTATCCAATCCAAGGCTCTTGGTCTTGGGGTGGAGGATGGTTATCTGAGGCAGGGTTCTTTGACTTTGCAGGATCGGGTATCGTTCATATGGCGGGTGCAGCGGCGGCATTAGCGGCTGTGCTATTAATCGGCGCTCGTAAGGGTAAGTATGATAAGAATGGTAACCCAGTTGCTATTCACGGTTCAAGTTCAACTCAGGTTGCTCTTGGAACACTTATTCTTTGGATGGGCTGGTTTGGTTTTAATGGTGGTTCGCAGTTAAGTATTTTAGGAATTGACAACGCTAACGCAGTTGCTCAAATTTTCGTAAATACAAACACTGCAGCCGCTGCAGGATTATTGAGTGCAATGTTGCTCTCAAAGATTTGGTTAAAGAAGACCGTTTTAAATGTAACACTGAATGGTGCCTTGGCTGGACTAGTGGTAATTACCGCTGATCCATTCACACCTTCACCAGAGATTGCAGCCTTGTATGGTGCAATCGGTGGATTAATTGTCCCTATCTCAATGGCGCTGCTAGAGAAATGGGGTATCGATGATCCAGTTGGTGCGATCAGTGTACACGGTGTTGCGGGTATTGTGGGACTAATGTTGGTTCCGATTTTAAATACTGATGCAACACTGTATGGCCAAGCGCTAGGTACTACTGCAATCTTCGGATTTGTATTTGGTACAAGCCTAGTAGTTTGGTATATACTCAAAAAGACCGTTGGTCTGAGAGTAGGTGAAGAGGAAGAACTTGCTGGTTCTGATATGTGGGAAACAGGGCAATCCGCCTACCCAGAGTTCATGAACAGCAAGAAATAACTTTAACTGAATTGTTATACAACATACTAACCCTCTTAACTGAGGGTTTTTTAATAAAAGTATATTAATATATCATAATACTGTTTACAATCAGAGCCTTTTATGTTATAATATAACTATATATGAAATAATTTGTATATACAACAAAAATTAGGAGAAATAAATGAAAAATTTATTCGCAGCATTAACAGTGCTTTTAACAGTAACATCGGCAAATGCTTTCTTTAACGGAAACAATTCTTGGAACAGTAACCACTCAAATGGTTACCAAGAAGATAATGGTATCTTTGCATATAACAGTTATGATTTCTGGGATCCACGTTGGTACTCTCAAGAGTTTACTAACTTTGTGACTGAAATGGATGATGAGTTTAGTAATGATGACTATTCAAAGCGTTCATACTACACGGTACGTAATAACAACTTCCCAGCAGTAGATACTACTAAATAAGGATATAATAATAATATCTTAATTTGAGGAGTCCTTCGGGACTCCTTTTTCGCACAAGGAGAAAGTTATGGCAGATACTACATTAGACGCAAGTGGATTAAATTGTCCACTACCAATATTAAAGACTAAGAAGGCACTAAACAAAATGGAGTCTGGACAAATTTTAGAAGTTATCTCTACAGATGCAGGTTCGATTAAAGACCTCGAAGCATTTTGTAATCAAACTGGTAATAGGTTGATGAAGACAATTGAAGTTGCAGGTAAGTACACATTCACAATCGAGAAAGTATAATGAAAGAACTATATAACAAGTGGAAAATGAATTGTCCAACACCAAGAGCATATAGATGGGTTGCGACTCATTTTAAAAATTTAGACACAAAATAGGAGTAAAGTTATGTTTGAGTCATTCTTAATGGGGGCGATATTATTCTTTGCCTTCTATATAACACAGGAAGACAGAAACTTTTTCTGTCGTAAATTATGGAGTAAATTGTGGACACGAAAATAGGAAAATTAGTAGGTGCTGGTATAGCGATTGTATTATGGATAGGGTTATTATTACTATCTAACTCTGCTAAGGCAGATTATATTACAATGGACGTAGATTCATCTGTGCGCAGTGGCACGGTTTTGTGTGACAGTGTTCAGAGTTGTTATATTAAGACGTTACAAATGGAGCAACGTGGTTCTGCTCAATACTGTAACTCAGTAACAATTAAAAGAGATGGTAGAGTAGTTTGGTTTAAGAATTACTTTCGTTAATTATTTGGTCGGCCGAATATATAGAAGCTTATTCTTAACTTCGTTCAACATATCTTTTTGATTATCTAGATTGACTTGGATTTCTTTGATGCCCACCAAGAGCTCTTGGTGGTAGACCGGCCAAGCTGATCTAAATTCAGAATTATCAGCAACTTCAGATTTAAGGTTATTCATGTTGGTGGTGATCTTAGATGCCCACCAAACAGAAGTCATAATTTGAGTGAACATAGCACCTAAGACTATTACAGCCGATTTTTTCAACCACTTAGGTAGTTGTGGTTCTCTATGTTGTATCGCATTAATATCCGAACGCATTAATGCGATCTCTGTCTCTAACGAGGCTACTTTTTCTTTCATATTATTTCCTTTTTATTTTTAATACAACTAATTTAATATACTCTGCGTATAGTAAACCACCAATAATAATAAACAATAATATAAAAAAATAACATAGTCATCAGTTTATCTGTATGCCCATATCATTATAATCTTCTTTTAGCCATTCAAGCTCTAATTCTCTATCTTTAGCGTATAAATCTTCAATATCACCTAAGACTTGTTTCTGTTCATCAATTTTGCCCGCGGTATCATTGATGATGACGTTTTTATGATCTGCCATCGCGCAATGATATATTTCATGTCCCATAATAGCCATTGCTTCTCGATCATCCCAAATCGATGCTGGAATAATATGAACGAAGCATACATCTTCTACATCAGACATAACAGCAAAGCCACGGATGCCTGTACCTTCCTCTAATGTAATACCATTCGCTTTTTCGAATGCTTCGGTTAATCTCTGTCTATTAGTATATGTAATTAACTTAACAATAAAGTTGTTACGGCCAATTTCGACTATATCATTATCGCCATACTTGGCTAAGTCAAAGTCATCTAACGCTTCTACTTGTGAATATATCACAGCTAAAACCAACCATATCATGAACGCAGTTAAGAATGATTGAAAGTGTCTCATTATATTATTTATACTATTTCTTCAGACAAGCGCCGATGATATTTTTAAATCCATGAATACCACCCGCGAGGATGAACTTAACTGTTAGGAATACAAAGTAACCGGCCGCACCAGCACCGGCGATGGGAAACCAACCTCGCTTACGATTGATAGGAAGTCCATTATTTGATCTCGTCGATATGCTTAAATACATAGTCGGTCGACACGTTACGTGCTTCTAGAAGTGCTTCTTTGACTTCTTGCTTTGAACCACCGAAGTATGCAACTGCATGACCTTCGCTAATCATTTGTTCGTTTACAGAACATTCAAACTCGGGAATATATAACTCACCTAGAACACGACCAAACTTACCAGTACCGTGTGAACGAACGATAAACTTATTATCATTACCTTCCAGCATAGCAACAAGTCTATGCTTTGCACCTTTACCATATCTCTTTTCAGTTAAGTCCCGTGTACGAGATTCAGGTGTGTTTATACCCATGAAGCGAATTCGTTTAGTGGTCCATACATCAAAGCCTAAGTCAATATAAGCATCTAGTGTGTCACCATCTACAATACGTTTTACTTTACAATTATAATCAAACATTATTTTCCTTTATGTGATCTATAATTCGTCGAAATAACGTTTCGCCATTTCTAATTTTGAATATGTTTGTGGACCACTACCATGGCCTGATGGACGCAGTTTGCCCTTATTTATCATAAGAAACTTTTTATATGAAAGATGAGTACCTACTCTAATAATAGTATATTTACCTGATGTCCACTCTGCTTCAGGTGTGTATGCTTTTAGATTAATAAGTTTCATATTCTTTTTAGAAACTCCCTTGGACTTTTTCCACTTCAATTCACTTTTATAAGCTGGGAGGGAACTGTACCCTCTTACTGCTTCAGTGATAAATTCGTTAAACTTTTTCATTATCTTCTTTCCATATTAACCACCTCTACGCCAAGACCCAGGCTTATACCCAAATAGCTTTTCAATACGTTTCATTTGTTTATCCATTTCAGCAAATACAGCTTTATCTTTAGCCTCATCACCATAAAATGCATTAGCTAAACTATGCATCAACTCGTCTTGAGCGACCTCTTTAATTTCTTTCTTAGATTTGCCTTTGGCTTCTCTTAATTCTTTAAAATTAATCATCCCATTCTCTCCTTTGTCTTAATGTATTAACGTCTTTTAATTCAAGGTGTTGCTTATTCATAAGTGCTTTCGCACTTGTCACTTTAGCTCTACTCACCTATTTAACTTCTTTCCATATAAGATTGTTCTTACGATGGCCTTTCCAGGCAGCGAACCCACCAATGACTAATGCATAGTAAGCAAGGTAATTAATAAACCTAAAACCATTAACATTAATATTGATATCTCTAAAGATTTTATCTGCTTCATTTTGAGTAGAAACTGATTTTGATTTCTTCTTACCTTTTTGTAATAGGATAGTGTACTTGTACATGAAGTCATGAACGAGGCCACCGATTAATAATACGCCCATTGGACTTAACCAAGAGCGTAAGAACTTAGGTACCGATGCTCCATCAAATACAAAGCCTTTAGGAATAACATATGCAACACCATCGATCTTAAAATGAAAGTCTTTAGTAATTCTCCAAGTGCGAGTAACCATAATCCATGTATATACCGCACCCCAAAAGCCTTTGCCTTTAGTGGGGATTCCAATAGGTTCCATGTTTGGCATACCCGTTTGAGTAAATGTAATGCTTGTATCAACACTTTTATCAAAGTAATTTACAGCACCCGCCATAATAATAATAACGCCCACTAATGTGAACTGCCAATAATCGATTAATAATTCCATTCTATTTTCCTTTTGCCATTGATGCGCCGAAGTACATTTCCACAATAAGTGAAGTCCACGCGAACACTTCATCATATTTAATAAGACCTCTTACCATCTCATACTCAATAACATCCGGCGTTATTTGAAACCCAAGAAAACTAAAGCCCTCTTGAACAATTGGAATTGCTGTAGGAATATCCATGAATAGTGGGGCCATTACATATATTACTATTAAGAATAGCATTACCCAAATGATGAGGCGTCTGTTAAGAGCCGCCATTGGAGATTCTTTTTCTGCAGCAGATCTTGCTGAATCAATTGATTTCTCTCTTGCCATCAGAACTTTCATTTGAAGTTTCTGTGTTTCTTGTTTAGCTTGGAAATTTAATGCTGTAAGCTTAGCAAAGAAACCTAGTGCAATTGGTAGTATACTGGTTAATAAAGTAATCATTTGTATCTCCTATTATATTAATATATTTATACATTCAAGGTGTTTACAAATAGTGATATTTATGTTATAATAATAATATAAATAAGAACAATGTGCAATAAATGTGCGTTAGTAAGAACAACCGGGACGTTGTGAAACTATTTTAAAACAATAAGAGGTAAGAAATATGTTAGATAAAATCAATGTTTGGATTAAAGCAGGTACAGAAACTGGTGTAGCACTAATTGCATTTGCAATCGTATTACAGGTTATTTTCGGTGGAACGGTTCCATTTGTAGGTGGTGACATCATCGCTACAATTACTGGTATCGTATCACAACTTGGTGCTCAAGGCTTAGTAGGCTTAGTAGCAGCGGCAGTACTATATAAGTTATTTAATAAGTAATAGCTCAAAGTTTAGTAGAACTTAAAACTACGAACCACTTCATAATGGGAGATAAGGATTGGCTAAAGTCGATCGAGTGCTCCCCCTAATTAATATGACACCCCGCCTCTTTACAATGCGTAATATGGGTGTCTTTTAGCATATGTATCATTTCCGATAAATATAATAAATAATGTATCATTTCCGATAAATATGTTCATCTATTGTTTACAATGCTGTATAAATATGTTATAATATAATTATATTTGAAATAATTCAGATATGTATAATGATAAGGATAAGATGAAAAAACTATACGACTTATGGGTAATGTATTGCCCTCTACCAAAATTACTCGGACTTGATAAGAAGGCCGGTCAACCAATTGCTGTGAAGACAGTGGTAAAAAAGACCAAGAAAACTACTAAAAAATCGGTAGAACAATTGGCTCCATATAAACTCAAGCGAATTAATAAGACTAAACTTACTGATTTGGCAAGCGGATATGGATTAGTAATCGATGAGAAAATGACTAAAAATCAAATCATCGACACAATTTTAGAATTTTATAACGGAGAAAAATAAAATGAATAAGAACTTAATCGCAGCAATCGCTGCTTTAACTACAACTGCCTCAATCGCATCAGTGTCTATTACTGGTGACTATGAAGGTATTGCACAAGACGGTAACCCAGGCGCTGCATCATACACACAAGACCTAGACCTTAAAATGGTTGGTAGTAATGGTGATACATCGGTAACTATCTTAATGGAAAACTTAACGGGTGGTTCAACAGTAACCGCCAATCAAGTATTTATTGAATCAGGCCTTGAAAGTTTATCATTTAAAGGTGGTAAATACAAGAACCAAAATGGTTCTGGCTTAATGCAGAAAGGTGGAGATGTGACTAATCAATTTGAAGTATCAACTTCAGTTGCTGGTGCTGCTCTAACGGTAGGTCAAGCATCTGGTGATGGTAACGCTACAGTTGATGCAGGTCTCGAAATTGCTGGTTTAGATGTTAATGTACAAAATGTATCTAACACTGATCGTTTCATCACCATTGTTGCTGACTTCTTTGGCTTCGGTACTACTACTGAATACCAAAAGACATCCATTGGTACTAATGTAGCGATTTCAGCTGATGCTTCTGTATCAATTACTGAAGGTACTTCTGTTGCAGTAACTGGTGTTTATATGGATATTGAAGACACTGCAGGTGTTACTCAAGATGACGGTATTCTTGATGATGTTTCAGACGCTACTACAGATTCAACTATTAAAGGTGCTGTGGCTTCATTGAATACTACACTGGGTACTGTTACTGGTAAAGCTTTTGATAAGAATGATAAGATGACTTACGTAGGTGAGTTAAGTCGTGGTATCTGGACATTTGGTCACTCTAAGACTGAAAATGTCGATGGTATAACAACTGCCGAGATTAATGTAAGTTTCTAAGAAAACTCCATTAATTAATAAGAAGGTGCTTAATTGCACCTTTTTTTACGAAGGGATGTTTACAATTCAATATAAATATGTTATAATAGTAATAAAGGTAAATATTTATGGAAGTAAATTTTGGAACAAAGGAGTGTCCAGTTTGGAGATTCATACATCATCTTATGAAAAATAGTAAGATGGAGACTAGAAAAAGACTTTGAGTAAAAAGAGGGCTAAGGCCAAAAAAAGACGTAAGGAAAGAAAAGAATTACGTGCAGTTCTTACTCATGCCGCTATTGCGGACGGGTTAAAAACCAAGTCTATAAAGAAAGGTTTAGAAGTAGAAGTAGAATAAATAATGAACGATAGGTTGCTACGGGACCTATCATAACTTGCTTAATAAGGAGAATATATGAGTATAATTGGAATCGATTTAGGTACTACTAACTCTTGCGTATCAATATTAGAAAATGGTGCAGTCAAGATTATTGAAAATAGTGAGGGTGCTAGAACGACCCCATCAATCGTCGGCTACGGCGAAGAGATCAGTGTCGGCGCCACCGCCAAGAGGTCGAGTGTAACATCCCCAGAATCAACAATTTATGCAATCAAGCGATTGATTGGTAGAAAGTTTGAAGATGAAGCGGTGCAGAAAGATATTAAATTAGTCCCCTATAAAATTGTTAAAGCCGACAATGGTGATGCTTGGGTTGAAGTTAAGGGAGAGAAACTATCACCACAGGAGATTTCAGCCAAAATCTTAACTAAAATGAAGAAGACTGCTGAGGATTACCTCGGTGAAAAGGTTACCGATGCTGTTGTAACGGTCCCGGCATACTTTAATGATTCTCAACGACAGGCTACAAAGGATGCAGGTAAAATTGCAGGTCTTAATATTGCCCGTATCATTAATGAGCCAACCGCCGCTGCATTAGCCTATGGTTTGGATAAAGGATCGAGGGATAGAACGGTGGCCGTATTTGACTTAGGTGGTGGGACATTCGATGTTTCTATCATTGAAATGAGCGATGTGGATGGTGAACACCACTTTGAAGTATTGGCAACCAATGGTGATACATTCCTCGGTGGCGAAGATTTCGATATATTAATCATGGACTACCTGGTGGAAGAATTTAAAAAAGAGATGGGCCTTGATTTAAGAAATGATAATATGGCACTGCAACGACTAAAGGATGCTTCAGAAAAAGCCAAGATTGAATTAAGTAGTAATACACAGACTGAAATTAATCTACCATACATCACAGCAGACGCATCTGGGCCTAAGCATCTTATAATTAAGATGACTAGAGCTAAGTTGGAGTCATTGGTTGGTGCTTTGGTTAAAAAGAGCGAAGGGCCATGTAAAACCGCTTTAAAGGATGCAGACTTAACCGAGGTTGATGATGTAATTCTTGTCGGTGGTTCTACTCGTATGCCATTCGTGCAGGAGACTGTTAAGAAGTTGTTTGGTAAGGAACCTAAGAAGGATGTTAACCCCGATGAAGCGGTTGCCATGGGTGCTGGCATTCAAGGCGGGGTGTTGAGTGGTGAAGTAAAAGATGTATTACTACTCGATGTCACCCCCTTAAGTCTTGGTATTGAAACCAATGGTGGTGTAATGACCAAGCTCATTGAGAAGAATACAACAATCCCAACCACGGGCACTCAAATCTTCTCAACGGCTACTGACAATCAATCCTCTGTAACTGTTCATGTATTGCAGGGAGAACGTGAAGTTGCTTCTGGTAATAAATCTCTAGGTCAATTTAATCTTGACGGTATTCCGAATGCACCTAAGGGTCAACCACAGATTGAGGTAAGTCTTGATCTTGATGCGAACGGTATTCTAAATGTTACTGCCAAGGATAATAATACCGGTGTGGAGCAATCGATTACCATTAAGTCTTCTTCTGGGTTAAGTGATGCTGAGGTTGAACAGATGGTACAAGACGCTAAGATACATGAAGCGGAGGATAGAAAATACACTGAACTAATAGCTGTACGTAATCAAGCAGATGCGCTGATTAATACAGCTGAAGATATGGATGACGACAATTTAAAACCTATCATCGAAGATCTTAAGGTGAGTATTAAAGGCGATGATAGAGAGAATATTCAGATGAAGATGGATGCTCTACAATCGATGATGCAACAACAACCTCAGGAAGAGGTGACTGAATCTAGTGATGATGTTATTGATGCAGAATTTGAAGAAGAGGTATAAATAATATAAACAGCGTAAACCGATAATTGGAGATATTCTGGACGCCGGGGCGGTACCGGCCGGTTCCACCAATGAGTGTATTGTTTCCCCCGATAGTACACTCATTAATGGGATCGAAATAGTGTTCGACAGGGTAATCAAAGTTTATTGGCGCTCGACAAAGACGATGTCGTAAAACAATCAACTCAAAATAACTGCTGAAAAGAAAGGTTATAGAGTAAGCAAGGCTATCTTTGCACCATTTTTTGGTGCTCAGACTGGTTTTGCCTCTACTCGCTTAGCGGCGTAAGCTACTACGGGGTTTTAGGCAGGTCTTCCTTGTTATCAAATAGGCCTCCAACAGATTTATTAAAGGCGTGAGTTATAATCATAGCCTTTAATGACATCCGAAATGATGTAAAACTATAATACAATCGAGGATGCTCTATGAGGTCCTCACTTTTAACTCGCTTAATAGGAGAAATATATGACAAACTTTCAAAGAGATCTATTCTTTGGATTTGATGATTTATTCGAATCATTAAACAACCCTACACAACAACAACCCTACCCACCATATAATGTGGTAAAGAAAGATGACAATCATTACTTGATTGAAATTGCAGTCGCTGGGTTCAAATCAGATGACATTACCCTAACTTTAGAAAAAGGGGTATTAATAGTCGAAGGTGGTAAAAAGTTGAAAGACACCACCACGGATTATGTACATAAAGGCATATCCGCTCGAGACTTTACACGTTCATTTACATTGGCTGAGACTATTAAAGTCGTTGGCGCAGATATTGTAGATGGTCTATTAATGATTGGGTTGGAGAACATTATTCCAGAAGAGGATAAACCAAGGACTATAAATCTTGGGGAATTTGCTCAGAAGGATAAGAAAATCCTTCTCGGATAAAATATAAAGGAGCTTCGGCTCCTTTTTTGTTTACAATTAACCTAAAATATGTTATAATATACTTATGATCAAAAAAATTAAACAGTGGCTCATACGCCTACTTAGTGGCAAAATAGATTATCAAACATTATATAATAAAGAAGTATTAAAAAGAAAGGGTGTTGAAGAGTGTTTATTCACGCTTAGATTTCAAATCAAGGCCTGTTTACGAGAAAGTAAATGCAATAAAGATTATAATGGAAAGGGACTATGAATCATAGTGAAGAGGAGTGTAAAATAAAATGCGACGCAATCAAAGAGGTACTAACACAGATTCAACAGAATGCTGGTATGGATAACAATTACACTATTAGGTTCATGGCCGAATCAGGCCTTGATCTTATTAGAGACTTAAAGGGCGAATTTAAAGATAAGTCCTAACAAGCTGGGATGAAGAATTAATTACATTATGAAGAGGTTAATATGAGTATAAACACACCGCAAGATCTTAAGAAGATTGATGCACTACTACAAGAAATTTCAAACATTAAGACTAAGATTGAAATTAATCAAGACACAATTAAAGATATTATTACAAGCATACATGAAGAGTATGCTATTGAAAAGAGTCTAATAAGAAAATTAGCGAAGGTCTATCACGTCCGCAACTTCATCGAAGAGGTCGCAGTACAGGATGAATTCATTGAAATGTATGAGTCTCTAACATCAATCAATAATAAATTGAATTAGCACTTTACTTTTACACCAAAATATGTTATAATATAACTATATGGTCGAAAAGGGGATTAATGGTTCATACAGATAATGATTATTTAGGTAGAATTGCTCAATATTGTAGAGATGAATTAAATATTGAGCATAATTTAGAAATTAATGTAGCCCTTACATGTCTTAAAGAAGATGGTGCACTGGGTTGGTGTTATGATCTACATGATAATGAAATTGACATTGAACTAGATAAATGGCAGGATGAAAAAAGTATGGGCATCACCCTCTGCCACGAAATGGTGCATGCCAAACAATTTGCGATGGGACTAAAACCAAATGAAGATGAAGCGGTTGGTCTTGAACAAATACTATATGATGGATTTATTAAATTATGATCGACCTACAATTAATTGAACTACCCGAACTTGAAGTTGTTACTAAAGAGAGTGGTAGAAAATATCAAACACCGGACAATAAATGGTACCCATCGGTAACCACAGTCATTGGTTGGGATAAGTCTAAATTAGATGATTGGCGCGAGCGCGTCGGTATAGAAGAAGCTCAACGTATCACTAAAGAGGCTGGCCGTAGAGGTACTGCAGTACATGATATGACGGAGCTTTATATCAAGCATGATTTCATGGATAAAAAGAATAAATTCTATAAATTATTCATGATGCTTAAATATAAACTAGATAATATAACAACCGTTGTTGGGATGGAGACACCTCTATATTCCGATACACTACAACTCGCAGGGCGTGTGGATTGCATTGGTGATTATAAAGGTAAGCGTTGTATTATTGATTTCAAGACAAGCACTAGAATGAAACGCGAGGAGTGGATTACAGACTATTGGTTGCAGTGTACAGCATACTCTATTATGTGGTATGAAAGAACTGGTGAAGTTATTAATGATCTTTTGATCTTAATGGTAGCCGAGGATGGTGAAGTTAAAGAGTTCCATTCGGAGAGAAAGAAATGGATGGGACCATTACAGGATAGAATATTGGAGTATAGAAATGTACAATAGAATAGGATTTACATGTTCAAGCTTTGATTTGCTTCACGCAGGTCATATAGCTATGTTGAAGGAAAGTAGTGAAAATTGTGATAGATTAATCGTCGGCTTGAATGTTAATCCATGCAAGGGTGGTAAATATCCAGTGCAGAGTGTTGTTGAAAGATATGTTCAACTAAGTGCAGTTAAATTTGTGGACGAGATTATTCCGTACAACTCTGAAAGTGAATTAATTGATTTAATGCAACTATATCATATTGATGTTAGATTCATTGGTGAAGATTATAGGGATAAATCATTTACTGGCGATAATTTAGATATGGAAGTATTCTATAATAAACGCGAGCATAGATTCTCATCTTCTGCTTTAAAGCAGCATGTTAAAGATGTATTAGATTCACCTGTTATGCAGGGGACGGTAGTAAAAGATAATGAAACATATATGATTGTAGATAATGTAGAACTAAATGGTCTTACAGTATCTACCACTATATTACACCCAGAAAAGAGCACCACCGGGCATAGTCATAAGGGCATAGAAGAGGTATATTACTTCATTAGTGGTAATGGTGATATGGTACTTGATGACAAAACTCTGCCGGTGGAGGGGCATAGCGTGATTACTATACCCGATGGAGTGTTTCATAGAGTAATAAATAATTCAAAAGAAGAAGATTTAAACTTCATCTGTACATTTAATGACAGAAGGAACCACTAGGAGATGATTATGTCGGCAAGAACACAGGCCTTTTCTGGAGAGATTCAGAAAATGGTAGACGAGGGACTTACATATTTAGAGGCTATTGCCGTCTATTGTGAGGATAATGATATTGAACCATGGACAATAAAGAAGTACATTGATGATATACTTAAAGAGAAGATTAGGGTATGTTGCGCCAAGAATAAATTGATTTGCGATGAGCTACCCCCTACATTAGTAGATGACTGAAGGTGATGCATTAAAAATATTTAAAAGCATAAGACTATACTTCACCAACAATTATAATTTAGAAAAATATGGTGTCACGGGTATAAACTTATCGGAGAGAGAATATCATAAATATAGATATTTCTCGCGCAAGGCGAAGAAGAGATTCAACACAAATGACTTTATAGAATACTGTCTATCAAATGTTCTTGGTAATGGTGACTTCGGCGATATTGTTAATATAGACCAGAATTCATTGATGATATACTTTGATTGGAAGAAACGCAATAGTAGGTTTACAAATGAGTTCAAATGTGATATAATGGCTATAAGGGACGAATTTTTGTTACCACAAAATTTAGTCTTCAATGATTTATTTAAGACCAAGGGTAGTCATCCTTTAATACTTAAAATGCTACTCGGTGGTGATATACACCAGGAAACATTCATAGGTATAAATGAAGTGGTGGGCTTTTATAAACATTTGGATGATGTACTAGATGATGATTATATTTGGAATGAGACTAGGGATAGGTTGTTGAAATATAGGAATTTTTTGAAAATTGATAAAAATAAAATAAAGGAAATAATGAAAAATGTTTATATTACATAATGACAACGAAACGGAACTCACCTGTGATGAGATAAAAAGATTAGATAAAGTTGCGTATAGACCAGAAAAAGGGGAGAATACACTCGTAACTTGGTTTAATATCAATGGTGTTATATTCGAAAGATCGTTTGCATACACCGATTGTGTATTAGCCAAAAATGACTTTGAAAGTCTTAAAACTCTTGCTCTATCTTTTGAAAAAGAATTAAAACTACTAAATGAGGAATGTGATGTCTAAACTTATGCCAGGTAAAATGGAACTCAATGAAGATCCAATTATTAATAATATATATGATGACGACAATATGGTCAATCACCCATCATACTATCAGGGCGAAAGCATTGAAGTTATCGACATTATCGAAGAATTCAATTTAGGTTTTTCTCTCGGTAATGCCATTAAGTATATTCTAAGAGCCGATTATAAAGAGGATGATATTCAAGATTTAAACAAAGCCTTATGGTACTTGGAAAGAGAATTAAAATATAGAACGGAATAGTGTTTACAATTCACTATAAATGTGTTATAATATAACTAAAGTGAACGGAAACACTATAAAGTCCGAAAATTAAAATATAACAGGAGAAGTAATATGTCGAATACAGCATTCGCAAAGATGAAAAAGAAACGCAACAATGTTGCAGATTTAACCGCTAAGTTAGAAACGGCGGGTGGTAAGAAAAAAGATTACGGCGATGACCGTATGTGGTACCCAGCGGTTGAGAAGTCAGGCAATGGATACGCGGTGATAAGATTCCTTCCACCTTCAGAAAATAATGATGTACCTTTTGTAAAGGTATTCTCTCATGGATTTCAAGGTGCCGGTGGTTGGTATATTGATGAATGTCCAACAACGGTAGAACAAGAATGTCCGGTCTGTAAAATGAACCAAGCCTTGGTATCAAGTCATGGCAATTGGGACGCTACACCAGATAAAGATAAAACACTTGTTCGTACACGTAAACGCAGAGAAGGATATGTCTCAAATGTGTTAATCATGGAAGACCCTCAGAACCCAGAAAATGAAGGCAAAGTAATGCTATTCAAATATGGTAAGAAGATCTTTGATAAACTAATCGATGCATTAAGTCCAGAGTTTAAAGACGATGAACCATTAAATCCATTCGATTACTGGGAAGGCGCAGACTTTAAGATTAAAATTCGTAAAGTTGAAGGCTACCGTAACTATGATCGAAGTGAATTTGATGCACCGACTGAACTACTTGGTGGCGATGATGACAAGTTAAGTGCTTTATATGAATCTCAATATGATTTACGTGAATTCGTAAACCCAGAGAATTTCAAACCATTTGCATTCTATGAGTCTAAATTGAATCGTGTTATGGGTAAGACTCAGGTTAAACCTAGTGCTGATTCTGGGGATGATTCTCCAGTAGAAACTATTAAACCTAAAGTTGATACTACATCAGATGATGCTAGTGAAGGCGAGGGTGATGATATGTTAAATTACTTTGAAAAATTGGCTAATGAGTAAACGAAAGTAAAATCCACACCCCCCTCTGGGTTTTCACCTCGCTTCGGCGGGGTTTTTTTATCGTTTAAAAATCAACGGCAGGATTTGCGTTGATTGGTGTAGTACTAAGTCCAACATTTGTTACGGATGTATTGTTAGTATTATTCGATGAAGATACCGCGGTATTACTAGCAGCATTGAGCTTAGTAAACTTCTCAATAAATTGATCAAACCGTTCTAATATATATTCTTGTTTGCGCGGATCAATATTGCCCTGCATCTTAGAAGACATCATGGATCTAGTATTGCCTAACATTTTAGGTGTTACATTGGCTGGATCAGTGTACTGACTCATCTCTTTATCAACCATACTATGAGTAGCACCTTTGATAGGATTAAAACCAAAGAAGCCTGATCCCATCTCTTTATCAACCGCGCCATGCAAGAATTGATTAATGCCAGCGAGTGATTGCTGATACTCAGCACCTATATTTCTTTTAGGTGTTGATACCTTCGTAATATTACCTTGGTCATCAGACATTTGAT